CGCTGCGCGTACTTCGTGCGGTAGCCCCATACGCCATTGACGGATATAACCTGCTCGGCGCTGTCGCTGCTGTTGGTTTCCCAGGCGTAGGACGAAATATCTTTCAGCTTGATGCCAAACTTGGGTGTACTGTTGGCAGGCTCCAGAATGTAATCCGTTGTTGTCAACACGGTCGCATCGCCGTTGGTCAGGGTAGTGACGGATAGCAAGTCCTGGTCGAGCAGCAATTCCTGGTCAACCGGGATGTCATACAGCCGCGTTTCCACGGTCGGGTAGAACTGCCGCCCGGTATGCTCGTCCAGGTAGCGGCTTGCCTGCTCCAGCAGGTCCACGATCACCGCGTCGTCGGTGGCGTCCGTGGTAGCCGTCCCGCCGCGGGCGGTGGCGTAGGATTTGTATTCCGCAAGTGTGGCGTAAATGTTAGCCATTACGTAGTGCCTCAGTTGCCGCGCTCTTGGCTCCCTTGTGGTTCAGCGGTTCGCCCGTGTTCTCAAAACGCGATACGCTGTCCCAATAGATGAAGTCGGCGGATGATGTCGGGATGTCGCCTGCGATATGCCCGGCAGCACAGGAGCGGTCCACGTAGGGGGTATATCCCACCTGCGCGGCGTACTCGTAAAAGCGCCGGTCCTCTCCACCTCCACTCACCTCGTTGTCGCAGACGAACCAGTAGCCATCGTTCTGGTACGGGATCCTGGCGCGGATGTCCTCAAAGACAGTGCGGTGTATCAGCGTGCAGGCGGTGGCCGTAAAGGTGACAGGCACCAGCGCATCGTCCGGGCGGGGGTCCATCACGAACGGGCCGAACCGGATATATTCCTTGTGGTCGTAAAACCACTTGCGGGTGTCGTTAATCCGCATGGCATACGCGCCGTTGTCCTCGTACTTCTGCCATATCTGCGGCACAACGGGGTTATGTCGCATGAACACCAGCGCAGACACAAGCGGCTGGCCCCAGGACAGGAGGCGGGTTAGGGTGGCGGGGTCGTAGCTTACATCGTGGTGAGTGCTGAACATCCATTCGGCATCAGTGGCGAGAAACTCCCTTACCACCTCATTCCAGACAACCCGCACAGACCCGGCTAACGACTGTTTGAACGTTTTCCTTGCGCCTTCCGGTAGCTGCATGTTGATCCATGATTTGACACAGGACCACGCCGGGGGAGCGCCGGAGGAAGGAACCCAATGGTAGATATGCAATGTAGTGCTTTTCTGCCCCGGCGAGCTTGTACCCGCCGGGGCGTGTTGGGTTAGACCGTTACAAGTTCCTGCGCGGATGTGGTAGGCGGGCGGTTGATCCCGTCATACAGCTCCACGACTGCCGAGTGGAACAGCATCGAGGAAATGATGTTTCCTGAAACTTTGAGCCACTCGGTATCGGCATCCACCGGGACATCGATCACCATTGCGAGCTTTGCACCGCTCATCACGCCGCTGGTCACGGCAGACAGGTTCGCGCCGCTGATATTGGCGTACGTGCCGCCGCTGGTCGCAGCCTGCCAGATGCCAATGTTGCCGGACAGGGCCGCAATCTCAGCCGCCCCGGAACCGAACTGAAACACAAAGCGGGCGCGCCCATAGCTGGAGGCGTCAATGGCGATGCCGGTAATTGCGCCGCTGGAGGAGGTCGGAGCGACCGCCACTTTCACGTCAACAAAGTCATTCAGTCTTTTAGGCATGTCATCCTCCCGTTACGATGCGTTGGTCAGATAGTAGAAGGCTTCGCTTTGGAGCACGCCGCCGCCGCGGAAAATGCTGGCATAGATACCGACCTGTCCTGTACCCATGAACAAGTACGGGTTGCGCTGGACCATCATGCCGGGGCGCTCGACCACGCCGTAGTAGTTGAAGTTGCCGAACAGGATGGGCTTCGAGGATGCGGTCGTGTACACTTCCATGTCGTCATTGACAACGGCGCGGTAGCCGAAGAAATCACCACCCTGCGGGGTGGGCAGGTAGGCGAACCCACCGGCGGAAAGCTGCGAGCCTTTCAGATACCACTTGGTGACGTTCTGCATGAGGAAGGCACACTCACTCGGCACGTTGTAGCCGCTGCCCAGGTAGCCGATCAATGCGGTGAGTTCGGAGGCCAGGATCACATCCGTGGTCGCCGTGGTGTTGGCAACGGTTGCGCCCACCAGCACGCCCTCCGGCTCGGCTGTCCCGGTCCCGGTGGTGTAAATGGTGTTCTCGGTCCCTGCAACGGCACGGCCAAGGGTATTGGCGAACCATGATTCCCAGTTGGTCGTGTTGTACATCAAGAACTCTTCGTTGACCTTGGTCAGTTTGGTGTACTTGTACAGGATGAGATCCTTCTGTGACACCGTGCCTTCGTTCTCGTTATAGGCTGCGGCTTCTGCGGTCAGAACAAAGTCAGTCAGCTTGGTATCCTCACGCGGAACGAGAATGTGGTCTGCGGGGGTGCTGAACGTCTGCACCGGCACCTGCCGGACCCAGGACGAATTGTCGCGCTTGGCGATGATCTGGTTGTACAGCGGGTCAGGCACAAGGAACGCGCCGGACGCGCCGGTGGTGACGTTCCAGGCGGCCTTTGCAGCCGGGATGCGGTCCCAGGACGAATCGGGGCGGATGAGGCCGTCATTGACCTGGCCGGTCTGCATCCAGCTCTTGAACGCGCCTACGCCGTCATTGTCATCGTCAACGGGGTCGGTGGAGTGATATTTGACCGGGCGGCGCTTGCTGAGATCCTCAACGGCGGCCTTGTATCCTCTTTCCTCCGCTGCCTTGACTTCAGCCGCTTTCAGCGCTTCTGCCTCTTGAATTGCCTTCTGCGCGGCGAGCGCATCGGCAACCGCCTGTGCTACGGCGGATTTGATTTCCTCTTCCATGATCTTGTTCTCCCTTTTGGGTGTGTTTGTTTTGGCTTCTGTTGGTTGGTCGTCCGTATCGCTCAACGGCGCATCATCGGACGGGATTAAAGATTTCATCGGCTGTATCTGGTTTGTGCCACGCGGCTCCGCCGGGGTCGGGGTCAGGGACGCATCCAGGCCCAGCGGCCAGCGGGTGATTTCCCACACGCCCTTGTCTATGCTTTTGCGGTCTACAAGGTGGGAGGCGGTGCCGGATGACCACGCCAGTTTGCCAGCCATGCCCAGCTCAGCAATGGTCTTTTCGTACTCGTTGCGGGCTTCGATCACAACCTCCGCGAAGATCCCAACATCGTCCCGCTTGAGGGTGGCTTTCGGCAGCGGCTCGGTGTATTTCACCTGTACGTTGTGCTTCTTCAGGCGGACGGGCAGGCGATGGTTGAACCATGTGTTACTCTCTGCCGCCTCTCCAAAGTCGGTGCTTTTGGTGAAATAGTCGCCGGTTAGGTCCGGCTGGGAGGGATCACCGAACCGGACCAGATACCCGCCCAGCTTCACGCCCCCGCCGTCAAGCGTCTCCGCCTTGATTGCATCCCCAAAATAGATTAGTTCGTCTGCCATTGTGCAACTCCGAGTTAAAACGCAAAAAGAGCCGGATGGCCCTGGTTTCCCACAAGGCGCACCGGCTCCAACGTCTAACGGTGTGCTGGCTCAACGTCCAGCTTATTCAATTTGCGGTAGGTGTACGCTGTCCTTGCGTTCCTTGCCGTGCTGTTATTATACTACAAAACAGAATACATGTTCTGTGTCAAGGGCTTCCGGGCTGTGGAACCGCTCATACAACGGGCTGCGCCGCGTCGGGGCTGGCCGGGGGCGGATGACGGGCCGTGACCACTCCGCGATAATGTACGCCTGTGTCACTAGCACCGCCAAAAGCAGGACGATGATAATAACCAGCAGGATGTTCGTCACTCGCGAAGTAGCGCCCAAGTTTTCTCCATGTTCTGCGGCAGGTAGTACGGCGCGATCTCCGGTTTGTTTTGGATGTGTATCGGCACCGGGCCGAACCGCCTGCTCACTGCCTGCGCTAATTGTAGCATCGTTACGGGCTTTGTGTCACCCACGTCGTATATCTCCCCTGATTTACCCCTCAGTAGTATCGTCCACAGCAGCCGCCCCATGTCAGCCCCGCTCATGTAGGAGCGCACAGTCGAGCCGTCGCCCCATATCTCGATAGGCTGGCCCGCCTGCGCCCGCTTGACGAACTGCGTGATGGCTTTGCCATCGTCCAGGCCGTCGCCGTAGAAGGTGAAGAGGCGGGCGATGGTGGTATTGTGAAGGTAGGGGATACATTCCGCCTCCCAGCGCCGTTTGTTATTTGCATACTCAGTCTGTTGACTGTATGCCGCACCGGATGAGATATAAAGAAAGTGGGCGTCATTTGTCTTGGCACAAACAACCGCCTCCAGGGGAGAAACATTAGCGGCATGAATGATGTAATCCCATAAGAATATCTGCCACGGCCAATTGTCATACTCTTTGTGGTTCAGGTAGCACCCCTGTACTCCTTCCGGTTGCGTCTTTTGTAGCCATCGCCCGACAAACCCCGTGCCGCCTGTCACTAACACGTTAGGCATAAAACGCCCTCACTTTCTCGATTGCGTAATCCAGTTGGTCAGCGTTCAGCCCCTGCCAGCAGCCAATCCAGATGCCACGCTCGTGAATGGCATTAGCCCCGCGTAGGTCGCCCTGCACCAAGTATTCTACTCCCCTGTAAGCGGGCTGCCTCAGCAGGTTGCCGCCCATAATCGGCCTGCTGCCGATGTGATGGACATCCAGGTAGCGCTGTAATTCGTTGCGCCGGTCGGTCAGGAAGGCGAAGCCAAACCATGACGGATCACTGTCAGGCGTCGCCTGTACTATCTCAATCGGCATGTCTTTTAGCCCTTCATATAAGTATTGCCAGTTTGCCCGCCGCTTTGCGTTGAATACTGCCAGCTTTGCCAGTTGCGCCACGCCCGCCGCCGCCTGAAAGTCAGACGCTTTCAGGTTGTACCCGATGCGGCTGTAAGTGTACTTGTGGTCTATCGCGCCGTCAAACCGTACCCCACAAGTGTTGTCCTCCCCTGGCGAACACCAGCAATCCCGCCCCCAATCCCTGTAGCTTTCGATGATCTTCTTCAACTTCGGGCTGTCCGTCATCACCGCCCCGCCTTCGCCCATCGTCATGTGATGGGCCGGGTAAAAGGACGCCGTACTTAGAACGCCCGTTCTGCCTACCATGCGCCCGTGGATGGTGGAGCCGATGGCGTCACAGCAGTCCTCTACAATCGGGATGCCGTGCGGCACAAGCCGGGACAGGTCCGCCGGGTTGCCGAGCGTGTGCGCCACGATCACGGCCCGGATGGAAAAATCAACGTCAATATCCTGCGCGATGTTCAGTGTGCGCGGGTCACTGTCCACAAACACGGGGATACAGCCGCGCTGAATGATGGTGTTCACGGTGGTGGGGAAGTTGACCGCCGTGGTCAGGATCTTGCTACCCTTCGGCATCTCCAGCGCAGACAGGGCCAGCAGGTTGGCGGATGATCCGCTATTGCACAGGATGGCGTGACGTGCGCCCATGTACACGGCAAACTCCCGCTCGAACCGGCGCATGAACACCCCGCCGCCGTAGTGCTGGCTGTTGGCGACCTCCATGATGTTAGCGGCCTCTTCGGGGCCGGTGAGTTGGCCGCTGATAGGGACGATCACTCCCACTCCATAAGCTGTTGCAGGTCGTCAATCTTCGGGGTCATGTCCTGCATGTCGTCTATCACCGGCGGGTTGCCGTAGGCCATCACCCGCGGGAACTGCTGCCACTCAGGATTGACGAACACTTCAACGATCATCGGCGCGGCGTCGAAACAGCGACGGAAGTTGGGCAGGTCACGCCCGCGCAGTTCGGTGTACATCAGCCCGTAGCCTTCCGCGATCCTATCCAGCCGCGGCAGGGTCATCCCGGTAGCAGGG